GCTTATTACCTCACCTTCACTACCCTGTTGAAACAGGGTAGTGAAGGTGAGGTAATAAGCAATGCAAATGTTTTCTACCACAACACACAGTCATTGATGATTTACAAGCAACTTATTAATGAAGGTGTATGCCCAGAGCAAGCACGTATGGTACTGCCACAGTCTATGATGACTGAGTGGTACTGGTCAGGTAGCCTTGATGCCTTTGCTGATATGTGTAACCTGCGTTGTGCGTCTGATACCCAAGTGGAGACACAGAATGTTGCGATACAGATTAGTCGTAAAATGCGTAGTCTATTTCCCGTATCATGGGAAGCATTAGTGAGGTAGAGGATGACAGGTATAATAGGTGTAGAAACAGTAAAAGAAAACGAGGATGGTAGTGCCGACTATGTGTTTCATTTTGATGCACATGCGCGTGGGCTTCTGGCAGAGGAAGGTTTGAAGTTGGTGCTTTACTGTGCAGCCGCCAAGATGGACATGCAGTTGGTGTATGATTTTATAGAGGATCATATTAGGTACAACAAAGATGAATGGGATGATCAAGGCAAGTCGGAGAATCTTACATGACAAAAAAACATAGTTTTGGAATCCCATTAAAAGACATCAGACCTATGACTGATGAAGAGAGGCAGAGGGCGACAGAGAAAAAGGAAACTAACAATGACAGAGCAAGAAATACTAAAAATGTGCAGAAATCTGGCAAAAAAGTACAAAAACAGGCAAGAATACGATGATTTGGTATCTGAGGGGGTTGTTAAGTGTCTTGAGGTTTTGAACAAAGGTGATGCTGATAAGGCAGCACTGAAATCTCATGCTAGGACTGCCATGCAGGATTATTACAACCACAAAAGGAAGGTTGTGCAAGTCCCTGTACATGGTCAGGCACACTCTATGTCTAGGCATCAAGAGACAAGTAGCTGGACTGCTATGGCGCTGCAAAAAGCCTTGTACACCCCTTCAGTGGAAATTAGAGAGGAAATGGCAATGGGTGAATCTCCAGAGACAATTCTGGAGCGTAAACAGTTCATCAGACATGTCTTTATGACTGCGTTTAATTGTCTTACTCACGACGAGTGGACAATTATTCGTATGCGGTATTGGGATGGTATGACACAAGATGCTGTAGGTAAGGAGATGTGCCACAACCAAAAGTGGGTATCTCGTAGGGAAAAGTCAGCGCTTGAAAAAATCTGTAACAATTTGTGATGTCTAAAATATTGAAACTTGCCTGTATCTATATACGTAAGTTTTAATCATTATGATGATAATAAACTAAAGAAGGAAACATAAGTATGGATGATGACGAATGGGAACAAAGTTTGCTTAACGCAACAAAACATGATGGTATGTTGTATCACGAGATCTGTAAGTGGTCGCCATATAAAGAAGAGACTATCGACAAGATTGCAGATAACATGGTTCGTAATGGGTATGATAAAGATCAACCTGTCGTAACATATGAGGGTGCTATTCTTGATGGTCGTCATCGTTATGTTGCAGCACAAAAGGTTGGTGTCGATCCAATTATGGTAGAGTTTAATGGCACACGACAAGAAGCCATTGATTTTGTGACAATGCGTCAAGTTGATCGTGGTCACTGGAGTAATCAAGAAAAGGAATACTTCTATGTGAAACGTGCTGAGGCTTTGGGTGTTCGTAAGCGTGAAGACAGTCTGAAGCAGAACACTGCCGATACGCCAAATGGCGCAACGGTTCCCTCTCAAGAAGAACATGCAGATGCTCTTGGGGTAGGCCACAGGACTGTTAACCGCTGGGAAAAAGACCGCAAGGAAATTATGTCTGATCCTATTTTGTCGTCAAAGACTGACACATTCGAGGGTTATAGGGAAGCAAAGCAGGAGATTAAAGAACGTAAGGCTCGTACTCTTATTGTGCCAGACTATGACATTAACGAGGCTATGGGTGCGATTAAAGGTATCGCTCAAATGTATGGTCAACAATACACTGGCGATCCAGAGGACGCCGCACAGGTGCTATTGGACAGAATAATGGAAGGATATGAAATAGATGACATAGGACTAAGTATTGCTAGAGACTATGCTAAATGGTTTCTGTCGCTAAAGAAAGTAATGGATCTTGTTGAACCAGAACTTGAAGACTTCTTAACAGATAAACCTAACCTGACCGTTGTAAACTAGGAGACCCGAAATGACATCAGCAGCAAAAGTATGGAATACAGCAAAGCAACAGTGCTTGGATTTGAATTTGAAACCAACAGTCGATAATGCAAACAAACTTATTCGACGTGGTGGATCATCTGTGAAGAATATGCGTAACTATAATGCACGTAGTGAGGTCAAAGATATTTCACAGAAACCTTACACTAATGAGTTTGGTGATCAAGAAGCATTTGGTTCTATCTGTGATCGAAATATAGAATATGCAGAACAATTCGTAGACAAGAACTATAAAAAATTCCAAGGTGGTGTAAGCAACATGACAAGTGCAGCAATGTACATTGTTCGTTGTCAACGTGAAAGGCTTAATATGTTAACAGTGGATGATGACACCCCTTTGAAATTCAAATCTTCACGTAAATCATAAATAGAAAGGAGAGTCACATGACAGAGAAAGCGCATCAACCGTGTCCCTATGTGTTGTGTGGCTCTTCTGATGCTTTCAGTTGGAACACTGGGGGTTATGGGAAGTGCCATGCTTGTGATAGGGCATATCCATCAAAAGATGAAACCTTTGAGTGGGCGCAAGAGGCTTACCCAACAAAGTATGCGGAGACTGTAGTGGAAATAAGGAAACCTGACCCCTCTAGTGGAAAATATGTACCTATGAGGGGTATCACAAAAGAGACCATGCAGGATTTCAACGTCCTGACATATGACGACAAACAAGAATACATATACCCTTCTGGGGGAATTAAGGTACGCTGTATTGCTGATAAGAAGTTCTACACCAAAGAGGGGTTCAAGGGTGACGAACTGTTTGGTATGAACCTGTTTACTGCAGGTTGTTCTAAGACTGTGACAATCACAGAGGGCGAACTGGACGCACTGTCAGTAGCACAGATGCTCAAGAGCCAGTACATCAATCCTGTTGTGTCGTTGCCCTCTGCTACCCCTTCCAAGAAAATGTGGGAGAATTGTGCAGACTGGTTAAACAGCTTTGAGCGTATTGTGTTATCTGTTGATAACGATGAAGCAGGTAATGCTGTAGCTGATCGTGTGGCACGTCTATTCCCAAACAAGGTGTATCGTGTACCACATGACAAGTACAAAGACGCTAATGATTTCTTGCGTAACAATGCAGCACAAGAGTTTAAGTCTGCTTGGTTCAAGCCTCGTAAGCATACGCCAGAGAACATCTTAAATAGCACAGAACAATTCTTGTCGCTGTATCGGGATACCCCAGAACATCAGTACGTACCCACAGGAATACAGGCACTTGATGACAAGATCCTTGGTTTGATGCAGGGACACTTCACTGTGATCAAGGCCCCCACAGGAATTGGTAAGACAGAGATCATGCGCTATCTTGAATATAACATGCTAGAGCGTAAGATACCTATTGCAGCATGGCATCTGGAAGAGACAAAGTTACGCAGTCTTCTTGGTCTTGTGTCGTATCATAGGAAAGATAATCTCACACGCAGAGACTTGATCGAAGAGAAAGGCGCAGAAGACCTTGTTGTTACCGCTATCGAAGAACTGACCAAAGATGAAAACTTCTATCAGTTTTATTTACCAGATGGTCAAGGATCTGATGAACTGTGTGATCAGATACGCTTCTTTAGCCAAGCCTGTGATTGTAAGTTTGTATTCTTTGAGCCAATACAGGACGTGGTTGCAGGTACGTCAGAAGAAAGCAAAGAGGCTATGCTTGCAGACTTGTCTATTAGACTGTCAAAGTTAGCTGCAGAATTAAACGTAGGGATCGTGACAATCGCCCATACCAATGAAAACGGAGACCCAAAGTATTGTAAGATGATTGGTCAACGCGCCTCTGTTATCATTGACCTGCAGCGTGACAAAGAGTCAGAAGACTATGATGAACGTAATACTACGTATATCAGCGTACAAAAAAACCGCCCCTGCAGCGAAGAGGGACGGGCTGGAAAGATGAAGTTTGATTCAGACAGTTTTACACTAAGAGAGGTAATATAGTGCCAGTATTTGATATTGAAACAGATGGACTAAACAGCACCAAGATACACGTATTGTCTTGGGCTGATGATAATGGTGATGTACAGCATACCCATGACTATGAGGCTATGCGTATATTCTTTACAGAAGCAAAGGTTTTGATCGGTCATAACATTGTGAGGTTTGACATCCCTGCAGTGGAAAAGGTATTAGGGATAGAGGTCAAAGCCACTCTGATCGACACGTTAGCGTTATCATGGTACATCAACCACCATCGTAGTAAGCACGGCTTAGAGAGTTATGGTGAGGACTACGGTGTACCAAAGCCAAAGATCAGTGATTGGGAAAACCTGACTAAAGAAGAGTATGCACATAGATGCAATGAGGACGTTAAGATTAACATGCGTTTATGGCGGGACCTTGAGATCAAATTAAACAAGTTATACTGCGACAAACCAAATGAGGGTCCAACAGCAGATCAACTGATAAACTATCTGACCTTCAAGATGAAGTGTGCCGCAAAACAAGAGGCCCTGCAGTGGAAATTAGACGTAGATAGGGCGCAGGGATATCTGGCTGACTGGGAACAACAGAAAGAAGAGAAGACTGAGGCATTGGCTAAGGCCATGCCAGAGCGTATTCTGACTGCAATGAGAACGCAACCAAAGGTTATGTACAAGAAAGGTGGTAGCCTGTCTAGTCATGGTGAGCGGTGGATAGAGTTGTGTAAGACAAACCGTATGCCATACACCACCAAGTCTATGGTTGTTGAGGTAGGCAGAGAGCAAGGAAACCCTAACTCTTCTGATCAGGTAAAGATGTGGTTGTTTGATCTTGGCTGGCAACCCCGTACATATAAATTTGTTAGAGAGGATGATGGGAGTGAACGTAAGATCCCACAGATAAGAAAGGACGGTGAGCTTTGTGAAAGTGTCTTGGAGTTGGCTGATAAAGAGCCTAGCATTACTATTTTGGACGGTCTGTCTGTTCTTACTCATAGAATTGGTTTACTCAAAGGAATGTTGGTATCCCAACGTGACGGATACGTACAGGCCACTGTCGCAGGTTTTACGAACACACTACGATTTAGACACGCGAAACCTTTGGTAAACTTACCTTCTGTCGATAGGCCACTTGGTAAAGAAATTAGGAGTTGCCTAACATCACCTGATGGTTATGTGTTGTGTGGCGCAGACATGACATCCCTAGAGGATACAACAAAGCGCCATTATATGAAGCCACATGATCCAGATTATGTTGCAGAAATGAGTAAGGAAGGGTTTGATCCCCACCTCGACTTGGCTAAACATGCTGGTGTTGTTACGCAAGACGATATCGACAAGCACAATTCTGGTGAACGTAGTCTAAAAGCCCTACGTAAAAACTACAAGGTGGTAAACTACTCTGCCACATACGGCGTAGGAGCGCCTAAGCTGGCGCGTGAGACAGGTATGAGTAAGAAGGATGCCCAGAAACTACTAGATGCCTTTTGGTCGCGTAACTGGTCAATAGAGAAGGTCTCAAGCGAACTACGTGTAAGAGAAGTTCTTGGTGGTATGTGGGTACAGAACCCTGTATCAAAAATGTGGTACTCTTTGCGTTCTGACAAAGACAAGTTCAGTACACTCAACCAAGGCACAGGAGTTTGGTGCTTTGATAATTGGGTTGCTCAATGTCAAGAGTTTGGATTAAACATCATTGGACAGTTCCACGATGAAATTATAGCACTTGTAGATGAAAGGTATGTAGAATCAATCAAATACAGACTAGAGGAGACTATTCGTAAAGTAAACGACAAGCTAAAACTAAACGTAGAATTAGGTATTGACGCACAGTTCGGAAAAAATTATGCAGAAATTCACTGATTCTGTGTCTAAGATCCTAAAAAATGCCTGTATATATATGTACCGACTCTAAAAAGGAGAGACAACTTGACTAAATACAC